TTCCACTCTTTTCGCATGTCACGGTATTTATACCTAAAGCCAGATCTATCTGAAATAGCATAAGAGTCTTTTCCAGAGGCAAACCGTGACATTATGTTGTCCTAAAATACTGGAACTGCGGCACAACATTGAAGGATGCTCTATCCCGGTCTTCAGCCATAGCCCTTTCAAACTCTTCTTCATACATTGCTTTTAAGAGTTGCGCTCTATTCGGGGCTCTTTTAATAGATATGTAATAAGCTAAACCCGCAGCCAAACAAGGATACAGCCTAAACGGAACATCTAAAGTGTTAGTGTACTCGTCCGCGTCATCCATTCTAGTTAAGGCATCATATATAAGAACATCTGTGCTATTTTCCGGAACAGGCCAAACTTTTAAAACGGGCGTGACCTGCCTATCTAAGAAAAACTGATTAGGTCTACCGGTAGTCGTTTTTGTTGGAATAGTTAGATAATCGTCCCGACTCATTCTAGTTAAGGCAAAATCGGTTCCCTCTCTTCGCACCACAACAGATAGAATATCAATGATGTTTGCACTTAAAGTGTAATCACCCGTACCAGAAGTGACCGCCTGAGTGCTTTGAGCGATAGTCCACTGATTTAGACCCCGATTAGCCCATTCCGCTAACATCAAGTTTAATGATCGTCTAGCTGTCTTTAAGTCATACCCCGTGCGAACTTGAAGCCCGCATCGCTCAAACGCCTCTTCAACGTAATCGGTTACATCTAACTCAAAATTTGTGCTACCAGAAAGGGTCATTTCTTATCTTCCGCATACAGGTTGTCGAAGATCTGATTTACATCCATTGTATAGTCTAAATCCGATTTTGAATAGTGTATATGCTGCGAAGGCAGAAAATCAGGGGGACCGTTCCCTGTTTCAAACCATGCTGGATGCGTAACACGAACACGATTATTAGGCAACGCAACAATATTTCCCGTGTAAGGACCCGCATCTAAAAGTTCTAGAACGTGACTTTGTTTGTGCTGGGCGGGGTCATCCGCTATCTCACTTTCGGTATAATCTACCGTGAAATAGTATTTAGCCGGGAAAAAATTAGGCCCTATCTTAGCAAGCCACGGGCAAGGATGAGCTCTATCTAAACGATAAACTGCGTGTGTATGGGACATACAGTCCCAAGGTTGCGCCAAATGGACAGGCATAGGTTCGGGCCATTCTTCAAAAGGAGTATCGCCCACAAGAGCCGTAATAGGCATTCTAGCCCACATCGCTCCCCCGTGGACATTGGGATCATCCGTCCCATCTGCCTCGCAGCCGGTGAATATCATCTGAAAACTCAAACACCGGCTGGGCATTGTGGTAACGGCAATCGCCATAGCATGAAGAAACTCGCCGTGATATTTCAAATGATTACAGGTGTATTCCCTTCGCACCCAACATTTGAAATGCGGTATATTACTCTGAAGATAAGACAAATTACTTTACCTTACCGCCCTTTGAGTAACCTTTTTTCTTCATGCCAACAGCGCCGCCTTTAGCATAACCTTTTTTCTTCATCATGCCGCCGCCAGCCATTTTCTGGACCTTACCGCCTTTAGCGTAGCCCTTCTTTTTCATGCCAACCGCGCCGCCTTTAGCCATGCCTTTAGACCGCATGTTTCCGCCAACAAGGTCTGCTGAATACTCTTCCATAGTCATAAATTCTTTTGCCATTATAGCCTCCTATGCTTGACTTACCGAACCCTTGGTTCTTTTCCTACGATTTGACATAACCGCCCCGCAACCGCGAGCCACTGCCGTCCCCGGAATAGATTTACCGTTAAAAGGACGTTTTGGGGTGGTTGCGCCACCTCTGCTCATCTTCCTAACTTTCGCAGCTTTTGTGTTAGGGACAACAGTTTTTCCTTTAGATCCTGCCCGCTTCTTCTTACGAGCCGTTGTAGCTCGTTCGCTTTTCGACAAGCTATTAGCTTTAGATCTAGGCAAGCAACGATCAGGGTTACTCTTATCTTTTGAAGTACCACATTTACCTTTGATAGAGCCATCTGATCCAATCCTAACCCAGTCTTGCTTCACCCATTCTTTAAGCTGACCCATTACTTACCCTTTGACTTTTTGCCTTTTAACATGCTTTTAAGGGTTTTAGCTTGACCAGCATGTAACTTAGACGCCTTGTTAAGACCTCTAACAACTTTTTTAACTTTTGCTTTGTTTTGTTTGGAAATCATAGCTATTTACCTTTTGATTTCTTAGCGTAGTTGGGGTCTTTACAATATTTTGAGGCTGCCATGTTTGCATACGCTGACGGGTATGTGTCAAATGTGCGTTGAGCCCACGCCTTCCCCTTGGGACAGATCTTACCACCACTTTTCACCTTACCCCCTTTTTTCATGCGTACAACACTACTTTTACGAGTTGGACAGGCTCCTGCCCCTAAATTAACCGCGCTAGTCATGTTAAACCTCACTTATCTCTTATAAACAGCATTGTTTTCAAAGCTACGCCCTGTAAACTCTTCCCACATAGGCTTCAGCATAACATGTAATTCATCTATCTTTTTACTATTCTGATCTGTTTGTACAGACATTACAGCTATACTTTTGTCCACGTCTATCAAAGTAGACGATATCCAAGTAACTCCAGTTACGCACACACCTACCAAAGCAACAAAAATAGTGCTTAACACAAACTGTTGATTTAACATTTCCATCTCCTACGAGCCGCGCAAATACGCTTTTTCGGTGTTTTTGAACAATTTATGTTATGCATCTTCATCTGGCCTTTAGAACGACTACAGTATGATTTACGACGCTTTGCATCTTTGCTGCCCGGTTTCACTTTTCCCGTCACAGCCGTTTTTAATTTAGAACCGGGATTAGCTTTTCTATAAGCTGCAACACCAGCTTTTGTCATTCCCGCCCCAGCTTTTGTGGGACGGAAATTCTTTTTGTTACGCTTTGGCATCGTAGCTTTACGAGGTGCCATCTAATTACTCCCTACGCATACTTCTTACGCATGTATAACATGATCGTATAAGTGTCCGCAGAAGAGTGACCAACAGTTGTGAACAAAATATCCCCAGTTTTTCCACTGCCTGCATTATTAGTTAAACCGCCGAAAGAGTTGTAATCGTGATGACCACTTTGGTTTTCACCCAACTCAATACAGAAAGCATTAGAGGTGGCGTCAAACAGGATTATTACTTTCATCCCGTTACACTGCCACCAAATACGTTCTATAACGACTTCACTACATGCAACACCGTCTAAACTACTGGCTAAAGCCGATACATCTACTTTTTTTACAGCAGATTCACCACTCCCGTCAGAGACGTTGGTAAACTTCATAACGGCATGTTTAGGACCGTCAATCAGAGTTTGTGAGGTTACTGCATCTGCCATGTAAATCTCCTCTCGTTACTAGGCTTCGTAGCCCATCAATTCAATGAAGAGTTTACCAGCAGTGTAATCAGCATCTGTTGTGGCACCAAGTGTTAGATACAAGAACTCATCCGCCGCCGGAACAGCAGTGAAGTAAACTTTACTTCCTGTTGTAGCGTCACCAGCATTAACAAGAAGCGTTTCAGTTAAATCGCCGATTGCCCCATCCTCAACACCTGTGCCTTCTGTGGCAGAATGGACGTTAATGTCTGGATCACCGCCAGCAGGTGCCTCAAAGCATTCCATGCTACCTGTCAAGATTGTGCCGTTTTTTGCAGCAGTAATCTGACCAATGTGACATACATTTGAAGTACCATTTACTCCAATAATGTCTCCGCTTGCGGTGGAACGCAGCCCAGTCAGGTCAATAAGAATACGAGTTGTAATTATGCCGCCTACACGCTGCACGGCACTACGATAAATAGTACCCGTACCGCCTGTAATACCAGTGCCAGCTTCTACAGCCATTGTGTTTGCATCAAAGGAAGACACACCAGTTGAACTGATGCTTGAAAGAGTTGTAAACGCACCGGTAGAAGAGTTTTTGCTAACAGAGGTAAAACCACCTTGTGAGCGAACTGCACCGGTAAAAGTTGTTGTAGCCATTTGAGTCTCCTGTCTTGGCTAATGTCAGCCGCCCAATGCAACTGTCAGGAAGTGAAAAAACTATACAATAAAAAAGAGCGGCTGTGAAGCCGCTCTTTAAAACCTCTCTACGGGAAAAGAGGTTGTTAGGCTGCGCCCGGTGTTC